AGCTCGTTTTGCTCGGCTTCGAATTTGTCGAAGCGCTCGCTTTCGTCGGCGTTCAAAGAGCGGCCCTCTACTTGGGCGGCTGCTACGATGCCATTCATTTGCTCAATAAGAGCGGCGCGCTTTTCGCGCAGTTGCTTAGAAGTCATCTTTAGTTAGATTTATTAAGCGGTTGATAAAAAAACGTATATTATTCTCTTCTACCTTTTCTTCTACCTGCGTCGCCTCAGCTTGAGGCTCTGCAGAACGAAGCCCGGAGGTAGCCGCCGGGTAAGCTGGATATACTACGGGAGAAACGTCTAGCAGGCTAGCTACTTTCTCAATAGTGCGGAAGGGCTGGCCGTCTTTCATACGCCAGCTATCCTTAGCTACGATAAAGCCAAAGCTCGACTCTTTCAAGTCGCCGCGCTTCATAAGCTCTATAATATCGTTAGCGTAAGAGGTATTAGGAGCTTCGAACTCATACCAAAGCCCGCGCTCGTCTTGTCCGATTTGAAGCGTACCGCTAGAGGTGCGCGCTAAAAGGTAGTCTGGCGAATGATTGTAAAGGGCTCTTACGTCGTCGTTAAGAACGTCGCTAAAAGCTCCGGGGGCGATTACCTCCCGGAAGCCTCCGAGGTCTTCGCTAAGGCTATTAAATACGCTAGCGTATCCTCGAATAGTGCGCCCCGTTACTTCGGCGCGCGTATCAAAGGCGCGCTGCTCATAGCTGCGCTTATTGCTACGGCTTTCCTCTTGTACCTTTTCTACGGTATTAAAAGAGTGCACTACGCGAAGCGGCGGCTCGCGCTCTTCGTATTCTCCCGTTTCTGGGTTAAGGTCGTAAATGGAAATAAGAGCTACCGGGTTCTCTGGAGTTCCTAAAATAGTAAAGCCGCTATCTGCGGTAATTTCTCCGTTACTTTCGATAAGTAAGACGCGCCCGTATACGTAACGCTCGTTACTTATCCAGCGTACTAAGTCGCCTTCTGCAAGTTCTCCCGGAGCTGCTTTATATTCTTCTTCCATAGAAGAGACCATAGGGGCCGCTTCTGGAGCGGGTACTTCTTCTACGTGGTCGGGCTTAGCGAAAACTATTACGTAGCTGTCTTCGTTTTCGTATACCTCCTTAATATGTCGCTTATCCATTTTAAAATTTTCTTCTATAGCTGGCTCGAATAGGATAGGGGTAAAGTCGTGGTCCTCTAGCCATTGCTTAGCCTCTTGAATAGTAAAAAGGTCCTTATCGAAGCGTATAGCTTGTAGCTCGCTGATTCCGTCTTTAATTCCGTAAATAGCGTCTATGCCATCTCCGAAGGCATTATTAACCCGGGCGAAGCTGTCGTACTTCGCGGGGTCTTCCAAACGGGCGGCGTGCTCGTTAGGATAGGGGCGGGCTTCTACAGCGCTACGGTTCTCTAGCTTAGTTTTTAACTCGTCTAAGGTGCTTCGCATTTGCGATTCGCCCAGAGTTCCGATTACGCCCCATTTTATCTGCGCTACTATCCCCGCCACGTTACTAAGGTTAGGGGAAAGGTCCTGCTTAAACTGAGCTCCGTCTTCAAAATGACGGGCGGCCCAAGCTTCGCGCTCTTTAATCCATTCTATAACGGCTTCGGATTCGCTGCCCTCTTTGGCAGCTCCCCAAAGCTCGTAAGCCTCGTTACCTCGGATATTCCCGCCAGCGCGCCAAATATCGGGCCAGCTTTCGCGCAGGTCCTCAGCATAGGCGCGGCTAAACTCTGGGTAATTACTATTACTCAGCGTTACGGCCATATCCTCGCCAGCTGTCGGGTAGTTAGTCGGCATCTTCTCCGAGGTTAGAAGGAGACTCGGCTACTGGAGCCATATTAAGAGGGCTTAGGTATGTATCCCCGCCCTCGATAGGGTTAAGGTTCTCTAGGTCCCGAATATCGTTAACGCTAAGCCATCCCCACTGACGGGCGATACTATAGCTAGAGTAGCGGGTTTTAATATCGCCACGTAAAAGGCCGTCTACGGTAAAGCGTACATAGTAGGTCCCTAGCTCGTCCTCTCTAAAGAGCTTACGGTTAAACTCGGTTTCGAAGCGAGCTATATAGGGGTTCATCGTATCCCTAACGAAGCTTATAGCCTGCTCTTCTACGTTTGCCCGGGTGCTGCTATTGCTCATTTCTGCGAGCATAGCAGGGGGAACGCGGAAAGCTCGCGCTATATCTTCAACCGTAAAGCGGCGGGACTGTAGGAACTGGGCAGCGTCCGGGGGGATTCCTATACGCTCGTACTTCATACCTTCTTCGAGAACAGCGGTACCGTTACTCTTTCCTAGACCTGCGTTAGAACGGTTCCAGCTATCCTTAAGGCGTTTAATCTGGTCGTCTGTTAGGCGGCCCGGGTGAGTAAGTACGCCTCCCATATTGGCACCGTTAGCGAAGAACTCAGCGCCGAACTGCTGGGCAGCTATGCCCATTCCGATAGCGTCGCGCAGGGCATCTAAGGGGCTCTGCCCTTTAACGCCGTCAAAGCTGAGGCCTACAAAGTGTAGCATTTCCTCGTCGCTATAGGTTTTCTTATCGTCTACCGTATAGAATTTCTCGCCCTTGTTTACTTTAATCTTTACGCGGTTAGGGTGAACGCTTACCAGCTCGATAGGTCGAGCGGCAGCGTCGCGCACTATAATAGCGTAAGCGTTACCGTGAAGGCAAAGGTTCGCGGCTAGGGTTTCTCTAAAGGTGAAGCTAGAGCTTGTCTTATTTGGGTTATGAGCTATAAGCTTGCTTACTGGGTGTTCACTAGCGCGGCGGCGCGTCTCGCCGTCGCGGTAGTAAACGTCTACGGGAATAGAGGCTAACGTCTCGCTAATAATACGCACAGAGGCCCAAACTGCAGAAAGGGTAATAGCTGAAGTCTCGTCTACGGGAATACCCGTAGAGCTTCTAAAAATATCGAAGAGCCAGCTAGCAGGCTTACTTAAGCTGGTACGGGGGTTCTCTGGCGAAGCTCGTAGAATGCGAGCCAGTAGGCCGGGCTTATTTTCTGCCAATTTTCCTAAAGCTAGTTAAACTCTTACAAATATAAAAAAAATTCCCTAACTAAGTACTAAGTACTTGATTACTTAAGAATTTTTATATAGCTTTGCTAGCGCTAGCCTGCGCGCAAAGCTATATAAAAATATACTAAGTACTTAAGTAAGTTAAAGTAAAACTAGAACTAAAGTACGATAACGCGCTGAATCTTAAGCCCTTCCTTTTCGTAAGCTGTGTTTTTCCTAGTTAAGTGGTTAGCTAGGGTACCGTAATTCTTATTAAGTGCCTCGGAAGCTTTCTTTAAGCTGCTGAATACTTGGACCTCCCCAGAAGGGAGCGTAGCGACTATAACGCGCATAGCTTATAAATTAAATTCGAAATTGGGGTTATGTTTGATAATATACTTATCTGGGCTTAAATAAGCCTCTATAACGAGCGTATTAGTGTCGGGGTTATACTCTGCAGCTCTTGGAGCTAGATAGTTCGTTATACCGCCTCTACGTGGCTCTATAAGGGCTATATCTACCTCAGTACTGGGGTCGAGAGCATTAACGAGCTCTAAAAGGTCTTTTACTGTCATAGCTTTGGGCTTTTGGTACCGGGCGCTAGCCGGGTGGTTAGAGTAATACTTAAAGAAGTCCTCCTTAATCATTTTAAAATAAAGAGATTAGATAAGAAAAAACGGCCATTATAGCGAAAGGGGCCAGAAATAAAACGGTAATAGCTGCGAAGCCAAAAGCGTAAGCTTTTACGTCTTCTAGGGTTTTGGGTGCTTTCATAATTTAAAAGAATTAAAAAGCCCGAGCCCCACAGAAAGGGGGCCGGGCGTTTAGTTGATTAGTTAAGGCCTTCGGCTTCGAGTTCTTCGTAGAGCTTGGTACCGTACTTAGCTCCGAACTGAAAGCTTACGTACTTGGCCTTAAAGAAGAAGCCTACCATTTTCTCGATGTCCTTACCTTCCTCTTTAAGGTCGTAGCAGTCGGTCATAGCGTCGAAGCTACCGTAGCAGAAAGAAGCCTTAAGGTCCTCGCTAATGATTTGCTTATAATCGGTATAAAGGTCGCGGGGGTCTACGTAAATAGATAAGCTGTTACCCATACTAAAGCTGTCGTAGTGAACTTGGCACTTAACGCCATACTTAGCAGCTACGTACTGGCGAGCCATTGCTGAAATACCGCGGCCCGTAGCTTGGCCAGTTGCGCCTTCGCCGAAGCCGTATACTTCGATATTCTTGAACTGTACGCCGTAGAGAGAGAAGTCAATTTTAGTTTTCATTTTCTTGAGGTTTTGGTTTTGTTCCTTTTTGTTAAGACAAATATATAACAAATGTTTGTTATAATCCAAACCCCTAAGAAAAAAATTACTCTTTTTTATTCAGCTTTATAATAATATGCACCAAATAGCCTATAATATCTTCTACCGTGTCTCTGGTATCCTCGTTAATCCCTACGCTCTTTATTCGGCTAAGCTTATCGTCTACTCTAGCTAGCATACCCTCTAAAGGGTCCTTACTGAAAACCCTAACGGGATTCTGTAGACTATCCCCGTAGCTTATATTTTTCTGGATAAAGAAAGCTTTAAGCCTATCCATTTCCTCCGCTATGCGCTCTTCTGTGCTCATAAAAATATAATTTCTCGGTTATCGTAGATAGAAGTAGCGTTATCGTCGGAGCCCTTATGTATAAGCCAAACGCCTACCGCCATAGCCATAGCTACGGCACCGTCTACCTTATCGCTACTCTTAGCTTTATTTATCTTCACGTTATCGGCAGGGTCTCGCGTAAGCTGTACGTTACTCATATTCCAGCGAAGTACTCCGTTACCGTTATGCTCTAGCTCCTTACTCTTTATAAGTACTTCCAGCTGCTTAATAGCTGGGCTCTGGCTGGCGTAACCTTGGCCGTAAGGCTCACAAGGTAAGCCAGCTTCTACGAGGTCCGAAATAAGAGCGCTAGAGTTCCATCTATCGAAAGCTATCTTTTTTATGTTAAAACGCTCAGCAGCTTGGAAAATAAAATCCCTTATATAATTATAGTCCGTAGTATTTCCCCCGGTTAAATAGAGCTCTCCTTTCTTGGTGAAGTTATCGTAATTCGCCCCGGTACGGTTCCTGCGTTTCTCTACTTGGTACTCACAGCAGAAGAAGTAAGGCAGTACCCTAAACTTATCGCCAGAAGTAAACAGAAGTACGAAGGAGGTTAAGTCTTCTACGCTCGCCAAGTCTAAGCCCGCGTAACATTCCATATCCTCTAGCTCTGCCTCTGTAAAGTCTCCTAAGCATTGCATCCAGTCTTCGTCGCTTATCCATTTCTCTTCGGAGCTAGTCCATTGATTTAGGTGGAGTCTCCTAAAGGTATTCTCGTAGCTTACCAAAGCTTTAGCCTTTTCAGCTTGCGCGCTTAAATACTCGGGCTTAATTGTAATGCCGTAACCCGGGTTAGCCTTCTTCCAAGTATCGGGGCTGTAAATATCGTCCTCCTGCTCAGCTTCGAAAATAGAGCTATAGAAGGTAGGGTCATTTATTACGCCCTCCTTTACCTTCTTAGCGTAGTCGTAAACCTCGTAGCAAATGCTCTGCTTATCAAATCCGGCGGTACTAATACTTAAGAACAAAGGAGAACGCCGCGCGCCCATCGACGTTTTTAGAACGTCGTAAAGGTCGCGGTTTGGCTGGCTGTGGAGCTCGTCCATAAGAACGCAGTTAGCGTTATAGCCGTGCGCCGTATCCGCGTCCGCGCTTCGAGCTTGTATAAAGCTGCCGTCTGGAGCTACTATACTGTTACGGTATACC